GATTCGGTGTTGCCGGTCGTCAGCAGGCCCTGTGCCGCCAGATTTTCAGCCATGGAGCCGTTCGGATTGATCGCCGTCATGTACGCCTTCTCAGCCGCAGCGTTGTTCGCCTCGGTGTTCTTGCCGATGGTGTACTTCTGGGCGTTCAGATTAGCGACCGCCGAATCCACACTCGCCTGCAAAGCACTCTGCTGTGCCTGTGCGGCATCGTTCATCTTCTTCTCGTAGTCCTGAAAGCCCTGATTGTACTGATTGCTCATCAGCGTGCCGAGATTCGCACCGGAGATACCGCCGCTTGCAATGTAGTCCGAGCCGTCCGCACCGCCGGAATAGCCCCATTCCTTACGCTTTGCCTCGGCGTCCGCGTGGGCCTTCTTCATGCCTGCTACATCGCCGATGGCTTTTGCTTCTTCATACCGCTTCTTAATTGCGTCAATTTCTGCCGCCTGCTGTGCGTCATTCTGCCGGATCAGCGCATCATTGTAAGTACCCGCAGGCGTATAAGTGCCGCCCGAACTGCCACTGGACGAGCCGCCGCCCGAAGTCTTGCCGGAGGACGAGCCGCCGGAGCCGGTGCCGGAAGCGCCGCCGTAGGTGAACGTCTGGCCGCCCTTGCTGATGGTGGTCGTGCCGTCGCTGTTCTTCTTCCACGTCGAGCCATCACTGCCTGTCATGGTCGAACCGGCGGCCGCGCTCGAAACAAAATCCTTTCCCTTGTTCGAGCCGATAGCGTACGAGCCGTTCTTGCCGCTCGCACTCAGCGATCCGCTCGAACCGGAAGAACCCGACGAGCTACCCGAGGACGAGCCGCCGCTGGCCTTAGCTGCCGCCGAGGCAGCCTTGGCAGCACCGGCCGCAGCCTTAATAAAAGCACCCAATCCCATTACTTCACGCCCTTCCCGAGCAGACCTAAACGCTGTAAAATCACCGCAAGCTGTTCGCGCGTCAGCGGACTCTGCGGCTTGGTACCGTCCATAATACCGGCGTCTGTCGCTGCCTGCCAGGCGTCCTTTGCATAGTCGTGCGGCTGCTGTGTGCCCTTGGTCGCCAGATAGCGGTTGAGATATGCGGTAAACTCTTTATCTGTCATAGGTTTTTCCTCCTTTGGAGCTTCTTTGGCCGTCAGTCGTGCCTTGAACGACTTCCACTGGCTCTCATCACGCACCCACGGTTCCGGGCAGTCTTTACCGGTTACGTCGTAGTGGCGTACAACGTGGTCTGCGTCAATGTTGTACTTTGCCATAAGCATTTTTACAAGCTCGACCGTACGATCCACAGTCTGTGCAGTGATAATAAACTTACCGTTCACCTTGTCGCTACACATTTCCACGCCCAGAGAATTTCTGTTCATACAGATACCATGCAGCGGATGGTGCGAGCTTTCCAACGATCCGCCGCAGTGCCACGCACCGTCCGAATCGCGGACGCTCTGCACAACACTGTTCTCGTCCACAAAATAGTGCGCCGACGCCCGTACGCTGTTAT